TTGAGTTCCATGTACCAGCAAAATATAATGATTGGTATTTTGTAAAACTATTTGAGTTTGTTGAACTATTTATTGGAGATGCAGAATAAGCAGTCGTTGAATCGTCAATATTTTTCCAATTACAATCTGTTCGAGAAGTAGTTACTGTTGCAGCCGATGAGCCATTGCCCTCTGACCATGATTGAGTAGATGCCATTATTTAGCCCCTTTTTTCTTAGGAGCTTCTTTATGCCAACCAACTACAACACCTTTTTCATTAAGTGAAGCTCTAATAATTTCGCCAGTCTCTAAAACTGTTCCTTCTGGATAACCAGATAACAATTCAACTTTGCTTCTTTTATTAGATTTTTTGTCTACCATAATATAATCCTACCACTTCTATTAGCCTGCATCAATATACAAGGTAATAGTGAAAGTATTATTAGTTGCTGTTTGAGCAGCACTGGTTACAATTTGCAAGGTATAATTACCTGATAGTGGAATCTGACCTGTTGTATCCTCTAAATCAGTTATAACAGTCGTATTTGAAGCGATAGAAGCCTTTGTATAAACAGTATCACCATCTTGATCAATAATATTAAGAGTTAGAGTTGCAGATGCATCTACAGGCCCAGATTTAACTTTGAACATTTGTAATTCACCATTTAAGGCAATTGATCCAGAAGTAACAGTCGTAACACTAGTTCCATGAGTTAATGGAATAGTTGTTACAGGTCTTCGTACTGCAAATGAATCAGAATTACTCATCAGGATTACTCCTGACTTGCTTTATATTCTGCTAACGCTTCTTCAAAAACTGTTTTATTACACATTCGACCACCTGCTCGGTATTGATCCTGACCAGTACTTGTTACATTGTGCTTATAGACTTTTCCATTTAGAGTAAATTCTTGAAGATCAGGTACTTCTCTTTTTGAACTTGGTTTTGCAGGTTTTCTAGTTCTTGCAGACTTTGACTTACCAGATTTCTCTTCTTCGGCAGCCTTTGCTTTTGCTTCGGCAACTAATTCGTCTTCACGAGTTGATAATCGAGCAACGCCAGAATCAACTAAAATTTTACCTGAATCGTCATTTATTTCAAAAATTGATCCAGTTGGATATTCTTCTTGATCGTGTTTGATATTGCTTAGTGCTAGTATTTTCATATTATTTAGTCTCCTTTAAAATTTATGCTGTCTCAACTTCTAATGTTACATTTACTGTACCACCAGTTGTAGTTTTTGCGGTAGTCAATTTGTAATATCCACCTGCTGCTACAGTGTTATTAGTTGTAGGACTTACAGCAGCGTATTGCGTACCGAAGGCATCGGAAGCAGTTGCAGTTAAAACACCACCTGAAGATGATCCAGTTGAGTTTGCACCAGTAATAGTACCATTATCAGTTCCACCAATAGCACCAGTTACAGCACCGGCAATAGATTTAATTGTTACAGATCTTCGGAAGTAAACATAATAAGCACCTTGATTGGCTGTTACAAAGCTAACAGGTACAACAATACTATAGTTTATTCCTGTTCTTCGTCCGTATTCTCTGTTTGTTATTCCCATAGCGTGGATTCTCCCTACGCTACAGCGTTCTTTATTAAGTACATTGCTTCGACTGCAACATATTCTCTATCGTAATAGTCATTGAATCGTACAAAGTTAGCTTTTCGTTCTTGCTCAACCCATCGGTCAATATATCGACCATTTAGAAGAGTAAAGTGATAACCAGCAGTTACAGTTCTAATTCCTGGGCTTGGAGTTACATACATTACAATTGCGTTCTTACCCCAGATGTATCCTAGTGAATCAGTTTGTCCGTCTTGAGCAGTATTGTTTACAGCATCACCGATAAATACATTTTCGATATTGAATAATGCAGCTACAAGTTCGGTAGTCATTACACCACGCTCAGAATACTTAATCCTATCCAAAAGATCAGGGTGATTAAGAAGTTTATCCCAAACTTGTTGACCTAAAATTAGAGTATTTGGATTTATAATACCATTTTGCTTAATAGTTGTAATCGCAGTTTGAATATCATTGAATGGAGTCGAGTTTGCATAATCTGACCATTGTGAAGTACCAGATAAAGTTGTGTTTTGAGTAACAATTGAAGTATTTGATAAATCAGAAGCTAAATCATTTTCTCGCTCAAGTAAAACTCTTTCAGTAACAACTAAGGCAGCATCAGCTAATGGATCAAGTGGGCTAGAATATTGAAGCATTGTATCGTTGTCGATAGCAATTTCAAGTGATCGCTCTGTTAGAGGGCCGTAAGAAACTTTTGATAGACCATAATCAACTCGGTTAGCTCGGCTTGTGCCAGTTCTTCGAGTATTAGGTACTTTCAAGTTATTTTTATCATATTTGAAGTAAACACCAGTTCGCTTTTGGACAGGTAGAACAGGGAAAACCATATCGGCAATCAAATGTGTGTTTGTATATCTAACACTTAAATCAGTTAGAAGTGGGTCTTGGTATACATTTGAAACTGTTGGGCCTGGGTAGTCTGCCATAATATTTATTTAATCCTTATCCTTAATACTTAAATCTTACTGGTAAATATTCTACAAGATCACCTGCGTTAGCAGTCCACATAGCTTGACCTATGACTGTGTTACCTGAAGTTGTAGTCGTTAATAATTGTCCGTTTGAATCGGATGTTAGCAAATCGCCAACTGTAATTCCACCACCTGAACCTACATATGCTTTAGCAGTTCCAGATGCATTGAATAGATAAACATCAGCAGTATCTTTAGCTTTAGGGTTATTCATAACAACACCTATTACTTTATCGGTAGCAGCAGAAGCAAGAACGATTTGACCAGCATTTGAGCCGTCCATTTTACATAAACAGAATTGACCAGTTGTACTTAAATCATTAGTTGAGATAAAAGTTCTTCGGTTTCCTTCTACTATTGAGTCGTATATTCCTGCCATTTTATTCTTTTCCTATTCCATTACTTGGTTTTAATTCGCTCTGATACTCAGCATACAAGGTTGCGTTCTCGGATGCAACTTTTCTTAATGCACTTCCGTAATCTAACTTCTCGTTTGCTTTCATAGCTTCGGTAATTAACTTATTCATTTTATCTTGAGCTTGTCCATTTGTAGTATCTTCATCAGAACCAATTTTACTTAAAAGAGTTTTTGCATTTGGCATTGAGTCAACAATTGTCTCAAAAGCAACTTTCTGATCTTTATTAAGACTAAGATAAAAATTCGATAATTTCTTGTGTGCAGTTAATGGGAATTTTCCACCATCTTCTTTGTTATACAACCAACTAGCAGTTTTTTCACTAGCTTTTTTAGCTTCTAGTTCAGCGTGAGCTTCAGCACCAAGAGATGCCATTTTCTGTAATTTCTTATATTCAGATGCTTTGATGGAAACAATCTTTTTCTTAGATGCTTCTTTAGCTTCCTCTTCCTCATTTTCAACTTCTTCATCGTCTTCAGTTTCTTCTTCCTCTTCAGTTTCTTCTTCCTCTTCAGTTTCTTCAACTTTAAGAGTTTCAGCAAATTTTTCTTTTGCTTCAGCGTTTAGATCTTCTTTATTCTCAACTAAAAATGCCTTTTCCTCGTCGGATAAGTCGGCTGGTTCTTTTTTAATTATGTCTTCGAGTTTCATATTTTTTGGTTCATTACCTTTCAACATATACAGCGTATGCTGTTTGGAATTAGCTGTCAATACTTTTTTTCCACTTTTTTTCATTTCGCTTGCGGTTATAGGGGTGAGTTGGTCAAATAATGGCTGTGTAACTATGCCACCACCAATTAAAACATTATCGTATTCATCGCCAGTTTGTTGGTCGAGATAGCCTTCGGGCCACCATTCAGGACTAAAATATTTATATTCGCCTGACTGAATTGCTACAACTGCTTGTGGTGTCCATTCAACAGTTCCCCAAATCGAATTACTGCCATCACCTGCTGAACTTGGTGCTATATAGAGACTTGTAATCCAACCTGCTGCTTCACCCTTATATAGACCATGATCATAATCAACTGGTAATGGTAATGGTCGTACTGTTTGGCTATTAGCAATATATTCTTGTAAATCCTGATCGGTCATTGCAAACATACCCATGTATGGGGTATCCCAAACTCCACTAGGTAGAATTTCTATAGTCGTTGGTTCACTAGTATCAGAATCAACGGATGCACCTTTTTTATTTGAAGCAATCTTTGAATTAACTGCCATGAATAATTTATTGTCTTTGTGTAGACCAAAAGGTTTTATTTTAGTTGCGACAGGCATAATGCTTATTATTGTTTGATTAAGCATTTCTGTCAATAACCATTGTTTTTTAGTATCTATAAACCTAAAATAAATTTATGGAAATATTTACACCATATATTGATTCAGAAGCAGACCAAGTTTATGAAAGTCCTTTTATTAGAGTTGCCCATGAATTAGGAGAGTTTGTATTAGATCATTTAAATAGCAGAATTAGGTATTTTCCACTTGAATATAAGGACTACAATCATATTGAATTTATGCCTGATCCAGAATCACAAATAATTGGTGTAGAAGCAAATGAAGAGTTAATTCAATTATTATTAGATAATGATTGGTCTAGTCTATATTTACCATTTGTAGATACACAAACAAAGAATTGGTATGATCATTGTCAATCTAAAAAGATGTTTCAAGAACTTGGAAATCTTGGTCTGTCATTTGAAATATAAAATCCACCAGTTTAAGGTGGATTAAATGTCCTGTGCCGTTAAGCAGTCGCAGTTATTGTTTTCGGACTAAACAATTCCTTTAGCGATCTTAGTGTGCATTTTTATTATACTCTAATTATTATCTTCCGAATCACTATCATCACTATTTGGATAAATAAATACAGGTGCTCCACATAAGCAATTTGGGTGTGGTTCATCACCATTAGTAAAATCATCATCAATTGAAATTTGCCCATCATCGACATTTTCTTGGCATAATTCGCAAGGATCACTTGAGGGATCCCATTCTTTCATAGTTGCACCAGTTGATTTGGCAACTGTATTTTGCCCATCTACATAACTATTTCTAGTTTCTGTTCTAGCTATCATTTCAGATCGATTTGGATCATCTATAACATTTGAAACTCTAGCAGTAGCTTGAGCGATTGGTTCGCCTAATTTAATACTCGTTGCGACTGCTTGTTGAATTCTGGCTCTGGTGGTATCAGTAATTTGAGTAACCAATTTAGAACTTTCATCAATTGCATATTTTTGGATAGCTTCACTGGTAATAGATAATCCAGAATCGACATATATATCGTTTGCATCAGTTACACCTAATCCCATACCCTGTAAGATATATTCTTCCATAATTGCTAGTAATAATGCTGATTCGCTAACAAAAGCTGAACTATCAATTGCACTGATATAGCTTGATCCATCATCATTGGTAACTGTTATCTTGGCAGCAGTTTTTGAAGTTACATTAGCAATAGCATAAGCAGACCAATTAACAAACTGATCGGTATTATTAGATTGTGAACGCCAATGTTTTCGCAATGCTAATTCAAACTTAGATTGAACTGAAATTAGTTTTTTAAAACTAGGGTTTTTCTTTGTTCTCTCAGACCAATCCTCTGATGCCTTTAATGCCTGATCATAGGTAAAGTATCTTTGATGGAGTTTATCAAGAACGCTTACTTTCATCTTTGGCTTTCCTTTGACTAGCAACTAATTTAGCAAGATCAGCCTTTCTAGTTTGTTTGCGTTCATTGGCTCTAAGAATTTTATTTAATGCTCGATTTCTAACTAATTGTTTTGATGCAAATTTGGGATCAACACCTGCTGGGTTTGTTTCCCCAGGATCGACAGGCGTATCATTACTATTTGTCGGATCATTCTGATTATTCGGATCGACAACTGTTGTTGGCTCGACTGGATCACCATTTTGATCAACAGATGGTAAATTAACATCTTCTTCATCATCAAATGCACTATCAGGAATATCAGGGAAATCAATCATTTTTCTCATATGTTCCTCGTCTTCTGGGGTTGGAGTTAATAGGCCGCTAGTTACCAGGGCAGGTAATAGAGTTGAATATAGTTCAAGATTATCATCGCCAATTCGTTCAAATGCAAGGGCAGGATAACTCTCAACGCCATTAAAGTTTAAATCAACTAATTTAGGAATCAATTGTTCGTTAATTACCTCGGCTATATATTTTGCGACCCATTGAATTGATTGTATAAACAAACTGGATTGATCTTTAGATAATCCATAGCTTCCACCAGTATCGGCAGCACCTAGAGTTAAGAATTGAGCAAGAACTGTTGATAAAATCTTAGCGTCATGATGATTGATAAATGGAATCATATCAAACATCTTTACACCTTTTGCACCACCAACCATTTCAAAACTGTAGCCAGTTGGTACTTCCATATATGCACCTTCATTTGCTCGATAGTTCTGAGCAAGACTTCTAATAATTGCTAAATCGGCAGGTTTTGCTTCAAGTGGAGTTGTTATTAACGGTACACCAATACTGTTTCTCTCGGCAGCAATTCCAGATATTTTATACATGGCATCTTTCATATACCAGTGTTGATAAGCAGATCGTAATATTGAAATACCAGAATAGTTATTACCCTCTCGTTCATTGGTAAATAGAACTAATTTATCGCCAGGAATTTGTTTAAATCCACCATCTACACCACCTGGCACGAATTGTTTTGCACCAAATGATCCGTCATCTAAAGCCCATTGCCAAATTGTTGATTGTTTTCTCCAAGATAATTCCTGAAGTCCTAGATATTTCTTGCCTTCAAAAGTAATGACATTGTAAATAATTTCAAATAAACTAAATCCAAATTCCAACATTGTTAAAACTTGCCTTAGAAAAACATCAAATGGCATTGTTTCAAATAAGTTATATTCAATAAAATCGGCTATTTGTTGATCTTTTGTAGAATCACTTGCCGCCTGAACTCGCCAGTTGGCAGCTAGAATCGGTAGTTTAACAACATTCAAGGCTTCTTTGACTGTAGCATCGGATTTACGCATCCGATCATACATCTGTAGACCTTTAATATAAGTAAGATCTTGATTGTATTCCTCATCGACAATAAAACCATTGAAAACAATAGTACCAGCGGCACCGATTGATTCATTTGGCTGTGATGATTCTGGACTTGGTGCATTTTGTCCAGGATTATTAGGTGGAATTATCTTGTTTTTATTAGGCGTAGTGTCTTGATTATCTAGTGAATTACCACTGGGGTTAATAGATGGATCAACAGTCGATGCAGTTTTTGGTCTACCTGCTGGATTACCAGATGTACCTTTTCTAAATGTACCTTTTTTAGTCCTGTTATCTGCCATATCAGGAGTATAACAGGTTTTAAAAAATCTTGTTAATTAAACCTGATGTTATTGGCTTATTTGCTTCCTCAATTTCTTCACGATCAATAATTGTATCTGGTTCTTTATGAAATGATCCAACGATTCGACCATTGATTGCCCAATAATCAATAAAAACTGCATCAGCAATATCAGGAGATTTACCAAGCCTGATTTTTAATTTCTTTTTTGATTCTAAACACATTGTTTTATCTTTTGTCTCAAATTGATGAAATAATAATTCCTTTTTTAGATCGCCAGTATGTGGACAACCTTCATAGATAAAGAAATTTCCTAATTCCATTTCATCAGCTAGATTAACGCCAACTTCAGATCGTAACATATCAAAATCGCCATCACTTTTAGCACCTGCTCTAAATTCTTTGGCATAAAATTCTTGGCTAATAAAATAATCTCGCAAACTTGCACCGACACCAATAACATCAAAAGCTACATCTGAATAACCAATGCCATGTTGCATACAATATTTTATTGCTTCTCTGCCTATAACATGACCTCGTGGTATTCGACCAGATTTGCGTTCCTCTGGGGTTGCTAATCGTTCGATATCTTCTTTGGTATAAATCTTAATATTAACTAAAACATTGCCAACAGTATGAGCCATAACTGTTCGATCATCGCCACCATCTGCAACATCAATTCCTAGACATTGTTTTGCATCTGAATCATAATTAGCAACCATAATACTATCAAGTATTTTAGATTTGAATAGTGATTGATCATCATCCAAATAATCCCAGTTATTGTTTAAATATCGTTCTCTCCATTGTTTAGGGTTATCCTTATATTTATCATAAAAACCAGTTGGATATAGAAAACTATCTTCCATTTTAAATTCAATAACTAATTGATCTTCAGGTAATTTACCTTTTCGCCATGGAATATAAACAAGGTCCTTTACCCATCCTTCATTTGGATTACAGGTACAAATCGTAACATCTGGTTGATCGTTTTTGTTTTTTCTACCTGTTCTTGCTGAAAACATTGTAAAGCCAGAGTGAGCAACACCATCGACCTCATCAATACCTGATGAAGTCGCATTTATAGACTTAATTTTTCCCCATTCACGATCTTTGGTTATATCAAGTTGTGTAAATTGAATAATAGAGTTATTGGCAAAAACAATTCTAAGTTTATTGCCACCGACAATTCTGTAATGTTTATCCTGAACAAAATTCATATGATCCAATACTTCAAGAAATGATAAAAATGTACCGATCTCAATTTCAGTCATATTTTTTCTACCAATAGGAATAAATGAATTTGGATATTGCCATGCCATGATTATAAAAAGCATCGCCATACCATAGGTTTTGGAAGTACCTAAAGCACCAATTAACCAAATGATACTATATTTTCGGCTTTTTACTGCTTTTATTAGTTCTAGTTGTTTGGGGCTTACTCCCCCCTTTTTGTCCTCTAGTTGCATCTGACTTCTTTCGTGATTTAGATTTAGTTTTCGGCTTTGGTCTACTTAAATCGTAGACGAATATTGGTGCAGTATTTCCTTCTTCATCAATCAAATTTATTTTATCTCCATATTGCGCTCTTCTAAGCCAGTCCATTGCTCGCATATCGCCTGACATACCTTTAGAAAAAGCAACATAGACTAGGGCTTTCCAGCCATTCTTGCCATACTTATTTTCAAGTTTAGCAGTATCATTCAGAGATGTTTTTTTCCAATCAATATCTTCATCCTCAAGCATATTTTTGATTATGGTCTTAAGAGTTGGTCTACCTTTAATAGCACCTTTAGGATTACCAGACTCACCTGGTTTCCAGGATTTCAGATTTTCAGTTTTAGGGTTAGGGTTAGGCATTTAGCATTTTCTCCGTAGTTAGGATAACTTCGATTATATCATTGACTGATGAACCTCGGCTTAAATCATTAACTGGTTTCTTAAGCCCTTGTAGTATCGGCCCTGCTGCGCTGAACCCACCAAGTTGTTCTGTAATCTTATAAGCAATATTGGCGGCATCAAGGTTTGGAAATATGAATACATTGGCTGGTCTTTGCCATTTTTTTTTTGCATCTCCATGATGCTAGTATCGAAAACCCAATCAGATTCAAGCCAATCTAGGATGTCATAATGGCAAGAGACTGCAATAAATTGTTTATCAGAATGGCTAATAGCTTTATGAATTGCTGCACTACCAATTTTGGCAACAGTTCGATCTACAACAGAGGTAAATTCATCAAAAACAATTAGTTTTTGCTCTGATAGCAAGGCATAGGCTAGATTAACACGCATTTTCTCGCCATTGGATAGAACAGCATAGGGCTTAAGCCAACTAGGGGGGCTAGAAAAACCAACACTGTTAAAAGTTTGGGCTATAGTCGCTACATCTTTAATTGGCATAGATTCAATAACTGCCTGATCTGTAAATTTTGGATCAATAAAATAACTTTCTGGAAATAGTTCTTTGGCTATGGTGGTTTTGCCTGTACCAGATGCCCCTACAATCACTCCAATATTCCATTTGGTAGGTAATTCAATTGAGCCAACAAA